TCGACTGATGCGTATGACTGATGACTCGCAGCTTGCTGCACAATGCAGGCTGCCTGTTGGTGCCTGGTCCTGTATATTCAAGGACGATGACGGCATCATCTACAATGCCAACTCTGACAACACATTCACCCGAATCAACTGATGAACGTCTACGTGCTGCGATACAAGACCCAATGGTCTGGTGATGAAATGGTTCAGGTCTATGCCAACCTGCGAGGTGTCATGAATCGCCTTGAGATCATGGACCTACATGATAACTTTGATGAGGACGAGACCGTCACCATCGAGTGCATGGAGTTAACATCCGAAGAGACTTCACTCGAACGTCTCAACAACATCCGCAAACACTACGCTGAGAAAAACAAATGATCTGGTCTGAATCTAACATCATCTTTGCCATCATCGGTATGGTAGGATTGTTCAGCACTGCTGTTATCTGGCAGCGTGCTAATCGTATCACCGGTAGGTACTATGGAAAACGCTAAATCACTAGACGACAACTACTTTATCAAGAACGCCATTCTTTGTTGGCTACACTACTACGGAGACAAGAACCATCGCTGGGATTCTATCTACAAAGAACTGGCTACACGAGATGTTTACATTAGCATGGAGCCTGATGCAAAGCCCAAACCAAGACCAGCCCGCCGTCGGGCTGCAAAGCCCAAGACTACATGAGTACAATGTGACGCTATCTAGTGGCGAAGTGATGTACATACTCGCCGCCAATTCTGAAGAAGCCGCATGGGATGCTTTAGAATTGTCCATGGACAGACAATGTAAACTGACTGACGTAAGACGCACCTATGAGTGGTAAAAAACCCTATTTTCCTAACAACTGGAAGAAGTTCAAGGACGCACCTGCCGAAGCCTTTGTCGATCACCTCTTTGTTGAGGTCATGGACTGGAAGGTAGCAGGCTGGGAGCTGCCGTCTGATGTAGCCTGTATGATCCGTGCCACCAACCTCAAGAGTGGCAAGGTCAAGGAGCACATCTACAAGCGTCAGCACGCTGCTGAGGCTAAGGTCATTGACTACATGAACAAACAGACTCATGAGTTCATTGTCTGTACTCATGATGCCATCCACTACATTCACCCAGAGTATCTCGATGACTAACGCGACATTTAACTTTCTTTTGGACACTCTGATGCATGAGATTGAGATGCATCCACACCGTGACGAACTGATTCAACTGATCCGCGAACAGCAGGAGGACGACAATAGCGACACCGTTTGAGATTGACAGACAAGTCAAGCTTGAGCGTGATCGGATACGGCAAGGACTCAAGCAACTACAAGAGAACACAAGCAACCTAGAAGAAAAGGAGTATGCATCCACTAGTGTATACGGCATGGCTTCTATTGAGCAGCTTATGCCTCTTGTGGCTGATCGTATTCGCGCCACTGGTGCATCTATAAGAGAGCGCAAGAACGGTAGGCTGTTCAAAGAGATCATACAATATCTTTCTGATATTGAACCTGAAGCTGCTGCTGCTATTGCCTGCAAGGTCACCTTTGATAAGGTGTTCAGCTATAAACCTAAATCCAACCTCGTACAAAATGTGACCGATGCAATCGGCACAGCTGTAGAAAACGAGTGTATGATGCGTTACTATGAACGCAACGTACCTGGTTTGCTGAAGTACATCAAGGACAAGTATTGGCACAAGTCATCTGGTACACATCAGAAGGTGAAGAATGTAATCACCCTAATGAACAGAGCTGATGTCAAACACTGGCAGCCTTGGGGTATCCATCTACGTGTTAAACTAGGTGGCTGGTTGTTGGATTGTATTTGTGAATCATCACGTTGGTTCATGACACAAGACCGACGTGAGGGGCGTAAGCTGTACAAGGACGTCGTCCCTACACCTGAGTTCATGGAGATCAAGGACCAGGTGCTATCCAACGCTGAGTTGTTTAGCCCGCTAGCCTGGCCGATGACGATCGAACCAAACGACTGGAGCACCGAAACACCTGGTGGTTACTTGCTTAACGAGGTGATGCGTGGTCATCACATGGTACGCAGGGGCAAACCCACACTTATACAGGGGGAAACACCGATCAACTTTCTGAACAAGATTCAGAAGGTAGGATATGTACTCAATGATCACGTAGTGAATGTCGCAAGGACATTTCAAGAACGTGGTATTGAAGTCGGCAAGTTTATCCCTGTTGTGGAGATGCCTCTACCACCCAAGCCTCCCGATATTGCGGACAACAAAGAGTCTCGCAAGGACTATCGGAGAAGAGCTGCTGAGGTATGCAACACCAACGCACAAGCGTTCATGAAGTCATGTCGTACAAGGATGACAATGAACGCAGTGGAGATCTTCTCTAAGTATGAGAAGTTCTATATTCCATGGTCGTTTGATTATCGTGGACGTGCTTACCCTATCCCTGCATTCTTGACACCTCAAGATACAGACTTCGGTAAGTCACTACTTAAGTTTCATGAGCAGTCGTTCATGACACCCGAAGCTGAAGCATGGTTAGCCTTTCAGGTCGCAACCACCTATGGTCTGGACAAGGCAACCATGCAAGAAAGACAGCAATGGGTAAAGGACAATCAATCTCTTATTACTCGTGTCGCAAAGGATCCTATCAGAAACTTGAGCGACTGGGATGAGGTTGATGAGCCATGGCAATTCATGGCAGCGTGTGAGGAGTATCATGCATGTGTAATTGCGTGTACTAGACATCACACATCTCTGCCTGTAGCTACAGACGCTACATGTAGTGGTCTTCAGATACTGGCTGGACTTGCCAAGGACGCATCTACTGCTAAGCTGGTCAATGTCCTGCCATCTGATAAACCACAAGATGCCTACAAGGTAGTCGCAGAGCAAGCTACCCCACATGTACCGGACAGTATCAAGCCGTACATGGACAGAAAAACTGTTAAAAGGGTAGTGATGACCGTACCTTACAATGCTAAGCCCTACTCTAACCGAGGTTACATACGTGAAGCCTTGAAGGAGAAGGGTGTCGAAGTTGATAAGGATGACTTGACCGCCACTGTCAAGGCAGTACGTGATGCCATGGACGTCATTGTTCCTGGTCCCATGTCTGTCATGGCTTGGATTGAGTCAGAGGTCAGCAATGCTATTGACCGTGGTCTCACAGAGATCACATGGACAACACCATCTGGCTTTTCAGTCACCCAACGGTTGATGAAGCCTGATGTCAAGGACATCGAGCTGCAACTGCTAGGGCGGTGTAAGGTAAGGGTGTCTACAGGTGACACGGACAAGGTTGATAAAGCTCACCACAAAAACGCAACAGCTCCCAACCTCATCCATTCACTTGATGCAAGCCTCCTGCACCTATCTGCGCTACGCTTTAACGCACCGATTTCCCTCATACACGACTCGGTTCTATGTCGTGCTACTGACATGTCTATTCTTTCAGACATTGTTCGTGAAACATACATGCACCTATTTGCGGAGCATGAGTACCTAACCACCTTTGCCCAACAGATTGGGGCAGAGACTGACCCACCGATGTGTAACACACTAGAACCTGCATCGGTTATTGATTCCACCTATTTCTTCTGCTAAATGGCACGCAACACTATTGTGACTGAACAGCCCGTCGTTCTGGAGGGCTACCAAGCTGTGATGAAACCTGGTAAGTTTGGCTTTAGCCTCAAGGCTATCGTTAGCCAGGACGTTATTGACCAACTCGAACCTGACCGCGCTGAGTCCCTGAAGTGGGCTGAGTCTAAGCTCAAGAACCCGAAGCGTTCTGTGCTGAAGCCTGAGCCTTGGGAAGAGGTGTCGGAAGGTAAGTACATTGTCAAGTTCTCATGGAATGATGAGACTGCACCTCCGATTGTTGACACTGAAGGTACGCCTATCACTGATTCTGATACGCCTATCTACGGTGGATCCAAGGTCAAGCTGGCTCTGTTCCAGAAGCCCTACATCCTCAAGGACGGTGTTACCTACGGCACAAGCCTGAAGCTGAAGGCTGTGCAGGTCGTCTCCCTCTCCAACTCTGCCGGTGTTGACACTGGTGACATGAACGACGCTGATGTGGCTGAGCTGTTTGGCTCTACCCAAGGGTTCAAGGTCGCTGACCCCAACGTTACCCTGAAGGAAGCGGAGCCTGAAGACGACTTCTGATGGCATTCCGATCCGGTCTCGAAGAGAGGGTCGCTGACCTTCTCGTCGAGCTGGGTGTTAAGTACGAGTACGAAAGCACTAAAGTCGCGTATGTAATCCAGCACAACTACAGGCCTGACCTCATTCTTCCGAATGGGGCCGGGCCAGAGCGCAAGGGTTCCTGGG